TAGAGAAAAGAAACAGGCAGATGCACTTAAACGCAAAGCCAAGTATAGTTAAAGGAGTTATTGTTTAGTCGTGGCAGTCTCTAATGTAGAACTAAGAGTTAATGCCACACAAGCTGTCACAGCGTTAAGAAAGGTTGATACACAGGCAAAGAAATTTAATCAAACTGTAAGTGGAACTGGAAGTAAACTAAAAGATACAAATTTAGGTTTAAGAGTATTACCTAAGGGATTTTTTGGGGCGGCAAAAGGAGCAAGTGCAGCTTCGTTATCTTTTAAAGCTGCTGCTGCTAGTCTAGCAACTTTATTAGGACCAATAACTGCTGGTATAACTTTAATTGCTGCATTTGGTAAAGTATTTCAAACTGTCGCTGCTCAAGATTTTGCTTCTGCAAAAATTAAAACTCTTGGTGTTAATGCTGATGCTTTAGTTCCTAAACTTTCTACTTTATCGAATGAACTAAGTGGTCAAGTTTCACAACTTGAATTGTTACAGGCTTCTTATGATGTAGCCTCTGCTGGTTTTGGTGAGACTGCTGAATTAGTAGATGTTTTAAAAGCATCGCAGTTAGGTGCGACTGGTGGATTTTCTGATCTTGCCACTGTTACTGATGCAACTACTTCTGTCCTTAATGCTTATGGTCTGGAGTCAGACAAGGCAGCAAAGATAGTTGATGGATTCGTACAGACTCAGAATGATGGTAAAATTGTTGTTGAACAATATGCACAGCAGATAGGTCGTCTTGCACCTATAGCGGCTGGTGCTGGTGTTGGTATAGATGAACTTAATGCGGCAATATCTAGTGTCACTGCAACTGGTGTTCCTGTTGAATCTACCTTTGCTGGACTACGACAAGTTATTGCTGCGATACAAAAGCCAACAGGTGAAGCTGCGAAAGCTGCTAAAAAGTTAGGTATAGACTTTAGTGCTTCTGCACTTAAATCAAAAGGTCTGGGTGGTGTTTTACAGGAAGTGGTCGATAAAGGTGGAGCTAGTGAAGAAACACTTGCTTTGTTATTCGGATCTGTTGAAGCAAGAACGGCAGTTTTACCTTTATTAAACGATCAACTTGTATCTTTCAATAAGAACCTAGAAAATCAGGCAAATGCACAAGGCACAGCCGCAGATGCAGCAACAACTTCTTCAAACACAATTCAAGGACAACTCACAAGACTTGGTAGTGCATTTACAAACTTGGCTGGAGAAGGTTCTGAGTTTGGTGCAATTATCAGAGAAACTCTTAAAGTTACTGCTGTGACTGTTGAAGCTTTAGCTATTGCGGTCAAATTAGCAATTTTACCTTTTAGACAATTCTTTGCTGTGATTAGTGGAGTTGGACAAGCTATTGCACAGGAAATAGGTGTAGATGCTATTAATGTTGTTCAAGGTCTTGAAAATGGTTGGATTGCTGTCAAAGAAGCTGTTACTACGTTTACAGAAAGTGTTGTTCAAGCTTCTGTTGTTGCAGGGAGATCAATAGGAAAAATAGTTAGTATGTTCATCAAAGCTTTTCAAGCAATAGCAAAGTTTATTGATGAGAACCCAGTTGCCCAATTTATTCTCAAGTTTTCTGGAATAAGTCTAGTACAAACTAAAATAAACGAATTAACAACATCTTTTGGACAAAAAGTTGAAGAAAATGCAGAAAAAACAGATAAATTAAAAAAGAAAATTGAAGAAACAAAAACTGAAACAGCCAAGCTAAATGATGCGTTTGCAAAAATTGGCGATACGCTTGCAACAGGTGTATCTGATGCTTTAGTTGGTGTTGTAAATGGCACTAAATCGCTTGCAGATGCCGCTAAGAACTTGCTAGGTGATATTGCTAATCAGTTTTTAAGGCTTGGTATAAATACACTTTTATTCTCTGCGTTTGGTGGAGCAACAGGATTATTTAAAAACTTACCTACATTTGCTGATGGAGGTAGGCCGCCAGTAGGCAGACCTTCAATAGTAGGAGAAAGAGGCCCAGAACTTTTTGTTCCTTCTACTGCTGGAACTGTTATACCAAATAACAAAATGGGTGGAACTACAAATAATATTGTTGTTAATGTAGATGTTAATGGTGGGGCAAGTGTTGATGCTGATGAAAACAACAGCAAACAATTTGGACTTGCTCTTGCGTCTGCTATTCAAGCAGAGATAATAAATCAAAAACGTGCTGGAGGTTTACTTTCATAATGGCTACTTTTCCTTCAATAACTCCAAGTTATTCTTCGTTTTCTAAAAGAACAAATCCGAACATAAGGACTGTCAGATTTATAGATGGTTATGAACACAGAATATTTTTTGGATTAGCTATCCATCAAAATCCTAAAGAATATACTTTGCAGTTTGATGTTTCAGAAACTGAAGCAGATGTATTGACTGCTTTTTTAAATAGCAGAGTAAACGATCAAGCAAGTTTTGATTTTACTCCACCATCTGAAGGCTTTACAAAAACAGGAACTTATGTACAATCAAACAGCACCACAATTACTATCACAATTACAAATCATGGTTTAGCTGTTAATGATGTTGTAACGATAGATTTTACCTCTGGTTCAGCAGTTGATGGAGTTTTTGTTGTTGTAACTCAACCGACAGTAAATACTTTTACCGTAACTGCTGCTGCTAGTGCTACTAATAGTGGTAATGTTTCGATAACATTATCAGGCGAAAGAAAATTTGTCTGTCAACAATGGAATAAAACAATACCATCTAACAATCGTGCAAAAATTAATACAACTTTTAGAGAGGTATTTGAACCATGAGTTCAAGTGTAATAAGTGATTTACAAGGAATAAATCCATCGTCAATAATAGAACTTTTTGAATTGACTACAACTACGGCTTTACACGGTTCTGCCACTACATACAGATTTCATGCTGGTTCTAGTTTAAATGCAAATGGAGAAATTATATGGCAAGGTAATTCATATCAAAGATTTCCTGTAGAAGCAACAGGTTTTGCTTTTCAAAAGGGACAAATTCCAAGACCTACTTTAACTGTAAGTAATGCTTTGGGAACTATAACTTCAATACTTTTAACAGTTAATGAAACAACAACTGGTAATGATTTAACAGGTGCAACAGTAACAAGAATAAGAACTCTTGCTAAGTTTTTAGACAATGCAAATTTTCCACAACAAAAAACTTCAGTAACGACAGTCACACCAGATCCAAATTTTGTTCAAACAATTACTCTTACAGTGACAGTAATTAATGTAGATGGAGTTAATGTTTTTGCAATAAATGACTCAGGTTCTAATCTGCCTATATCAATGGACAGAGCTTCAACTTATATTTTTGATCAATCAGATAGTTCAAATAGTGGACATCCTTTTGCAATTAAATCTGATGCTGGAGGAGCACAGACTACAACTGTTTCTGGAACTGCTGGTTCATCAGGAGCAACTGTAACCTATACACCAGCTTATCCATCTGCACCAAATGATTTGAGATATTATTGCACAGTTCACGGCAATGCAATGGGTAGCACAATTACAATGAATGACCCACCAACAGTATCATCAACAGAATTTACAAACTCAATACAGGTCAATCCTTTTGGTACTCCAGCCAATTCGGAATTTCCTAGAGAAATATATTCAATAGATCGAAAATCAGCAGAAACAAGAGATGCTGTTAGCTTTGAACTGGCCGCTCCTATTGATCTTGCTGGAGTAAGAGCTCCAAAACGTCAATGTACTAGAAAAGATTTTCCAAGTATTGGTCGAATAAGAATATGAGTTGGAAGCAAGATGCACTGGTTCATGCGAAAGGCCAAGATCCAAAAGAGTCTTGCGGTTTATTGATTAATGTTAAAGGTAAAGAAAAATATTTCCCTTGTAAAAATTTATCTAGTTATTCACAGCAATGCTTCATTATTGATCCAGAGGACTATGTAAAAGCAGAAGATAAAGGCAAAGTACTTGCTGTTATACATAGTCACCCAGTTACACCACCAGTAGCAAGTCAGGCAGACTTAATTAGTTGTGAGGAAAGTAATCTTATTTGGCATATAGTTAATCCAAAAACAGAACAGTGGGGTTTTTGTAAGCCTTCTGGATATAAACCACCCTTAATTGGTAGACCTTGGGTGTGGGGAATTACAGATTGTTGGAGTTTAGTCAGAGATTGGTATAAAGAAAAGTTAGATATAAGACTAAGAGATTGGGATAGACCAACAACACCTGAAGAATTTATTGAAAATCCTATGTTTGAAATTTGTGCTTGGAGAACAGGATTTAGGCAATTAAGACCTAATGAAAAATTAAAAAATGGTGATTTATTATTTATGTCTATAATGGCAACAGGACTGAATCATGTGGCGATTTTTTTAGATGGTGATGTATTGCATCATTTAGCAGATAGAATATCTTGTAAAGAGCCATATTCAGAATGGCTTTTAAAATGCACTGGCATGAGGTTACGCTATGCTCAAGAAAGTTAAATTATATGGTGATCTAGCAGAGGTCACAGGTCATAAAGAGTTTGAAGTAGCAGTTAATTCAACAGCACAAGCTGTTAGTTTTTTGATAAATAATTTTCCTAAGTTAGAAAGTTATATGGCTAATAGATATTACAGAGTTTTGTTAGATGAAGAAGAGATTGATACAGACCAACTTCATTTTCCTGTAGGTAAATCAGAAATTAAATTTGTACCCGAAGTTCAAGGTGCTGGAGGTAATGTAGGAAAAATCTTGCTAGGCGGTGCTTTAATAGCTGTTTCAATGGGTGCTTTTGGTGCTTTTGCTGGTAATGCGGTTGCTTTTGGTTCTGGTGCTGGTGGATTTGCAGGAGCAAGTCTTGGAGCTAAAGCTGCTTTTGGTATTGGTGCATCTTTAGTACTTAGCGGTGTTAGTGGAATGTTGTTTCCAGTTCCTAAAATGCCTGAATTTAGTTCGGAACAAGATCCTAGATTATCATTTAGTTTTAGTGGAACTCAACAAACAGGAAGGGCTGGAACTCCAGTGCCTTTGGTTTTTGGAGAAATCATAACTGGCTCGGTGGTTATCAGTGGAGGAATAGATACTGAGCAAGTTCAAGCATGACTGATAAAAGAAAAATTATTAAAGGTTCTGGTGGTAGGCCAAGTCCACCACCACCAAGACAACCGACAAAGACTCCAGATACTCTGCACAGTAAACAGTTTGCTTCTTTTCTTGACCTTATTTCTGAAGGGGAAATAGAAGGAAGTGCTTCTGCTTCTAAAGAGGGAATTACAGATAAAACAAGTACTGCTTATAAAAATGCTTATTTAAAGGATGTTTTTCTTAACGATACTCCAGTATTAAAATCTACAGCAAGTTCATCAAGTCCCACATCTATTGATTTTAATTTTCAAGATGTTACTTTTAAGTCAAAATTTGGTACAGCAAATCAAACTAAAATTGCTGGCATAGAAAGTAGTCAATCAACTATTCCAGTAGGTGTAACTGTTACTGCAGCAAGTCCAGTAACAAGACAAATAACAAATACTTCAGTTGATCGTATAAAAGTTTCAATAACATTTCCACAAATACAAAAAGCAACTAACGAAGGTGATTTATTAGGGTCTTCTGTCCAATTTAAAATATCTGTCCAATATAATTCTGGTGGTTTCACTGATGTTCACACAGATACTGTTACAGGTAGAACTGCTGACGCATACCAGAAAGACTTTTCAGTAGAGGTAACAGGTTCATTTCCTGTTGATATTAGAGTTTCAAGAATAACAGCAGATAGTACTGACTCAAGTTTGATTGACTCTTTTCAATGGACAAGCTTTTCTGAAATCATAGATGATGTACAAACTTATCCAAATTCTGCATATAACTTAATAAGATTAGATTCTCAGCAATTTAGTTCTATACCATCAAGAAAATATAGAATTAGGGGAATAAAAGTAAGAATACCATCAACAGGAGCAAGCAGTTCTGGAACACCCACTGTTGACAGTGCAACAGGTCGCATAGTTTATCCTGACGGCTATATATTTAATGGGGTTATGGGTGCTGCTGTATGGACTTCATGCCCAGCAATGATATTATTAGACCTTTTGACAAATACTAGATATGGATTTGGAGACCATATAACAGACAGTAATCTTGATTTATTTTCTTTTGTCACTGCAAGCAAATATGCAAATACACTTGTCAGTGATGGTTTAGGAAGTCAAGAAGCAAGATTTAGTTGCAATGTAAATATACAGTCATCTAGTGAGGCTTTTGATCTTATTAATGAGCTATCAGGGGTGATGCGTTGTATGCCTATTTGGTCTGCTGGAAGTATTACCATCTCTCAGGATTCTCCAAAAGATGCAAGTTATTTGTTTAATTTAAGCAATATTTCATCTGAATGTTTTAATTATTCTGGAAGTAGTTTAAAGCAAAGGCATACTGCTGTTGCTGTTTCATATTTTAATATGGATAGTCAAGAGATAGATTATGAGGTTGTTGAAGATACAACAGCACAAAGTAAATTTGGAATAATAACTAAACAAGTAAAAGCATTTGGTTGTACATCTAGAGGGCAAGCTGCAAGGTTAGGCAGGGCAATTTTGTTTGCTGAACAAAATGAATCTGAGTTAGTAAGTTTTAGTACTTCAATAGATGCTGGAGTTGTGGTGCGTCCAGCAGCAATTATCGAGATCAATGACCCTGTTAGGGCTGGAGTTAGAAGGGGAGGAAGATTAAAAGCTGTTGCATCAACAACTGTTATGACTGTTGATGATGTAAATAGCACAGATTTACCAACAAGTAACAGTCCAAAATTTAGTGTAGTTTTACCTGACGGCACGGTTGAAACTAAAGATGTTTCTAGTATTTCTGTGGATGGAGTAGTTACAGTGAGTTCTGCTTTTTCGCAAACACCAAATGTTAACACTATTTGGATGTTGCAAAATACCACTGTTGAATCACAGAAATTTCGTGTGATAACAGTTGAAGAACAAGATGGAATAAACTACACAATTACTGCTTTGTCTTATGTTGCTGGTAAATATGATTTTATAGAGGATGGCAGTTCTCTGCCAGCTAGAAGTATAAGTGTTTTAAATGAGCTTAAAGAACCACCTTCTGGAGTTGTTGCAATAGAAAAAATTGTTGCAATAAACAATCAAGCTGTATCAAAAATAATTATTAGCTGGCAACCCATAAATGGGGTTTTTGAATATCAAGTTAACTATCGTTATGAAAATGGTAATTATGTTTCAGAAAAAGTTTCAAGACCTGATTTTGAAATACTGAACAGTCAACTTGGAACTTATGAAATACAAGTATTCAGTTATAATGTGCAAGGTCAACTGTCAGCAACCTCTACAGATTTAAACTTTGAAGCTGTTGGTAAAACTGCACTTCCTCAAGATGTAACAGGTTTAGTTGTTGAACCTGTATCAGATCAATTTGTAAGATTACGTTTTGATAAAGCTACAGATATTGACGTGGTACATGGGGGGTCTGTGGTGTGCCGACATTCTAATTTAACAGATGGAACTGGTACTTTTACTAAATCTGTTGATCTTATTCCAGCAAAATCTGGTGCGACTACCGAGATTATAATTCCAGCAGTAGAAGGTGAGGTAATTTTAAAATACAGAGATGATGGTGGGCGGTTAAGTTCTGGGGAAACTTCTGTAATTATTAATGTTCCAGACCCATTTCCAAAACTTACAGTTTTTACAGATAGAGAAGATACTGACAGTCCACCTTTTGCTGGCACTAAAGTTGACTGTTTTGTTAGTGAAGATGTAAATGGTTTAGTTCTTGGGTCAACTACT